TTCTTTTTTTTGAAGGTTGTCCTGCTTTTGTTACTAATGGATATTTCATATGGACAGGATCCGTTAAAATGGTCTTTAATAACTCAGTTGAAATATTTTCTTCCAAATATTTTTTATAAATAACTATATTTAATTCGTCCAAAGGATTAGAATATTGTTCTATCATTTTTAGTTTATTTATTTGTTTTAATATGAATATGTATAAATCAAATCAATTTTTATTTTGTTTTACACCTTTTGACATTTCAAACGCCCATTTTATTGAGCTACTGGCAGGCAGAAAGTACCCAAACCAACAATTTTAAAAATAATAAAAATTACTTTTAACTGCATGTATGATAATAAAATTATTTGAATGAAAATAATTTTATTTTTACTAAATCACTTCTAGGTACTTTCTACCTGACACTAGGATATAGGCAATCCACGTTTTTGTATCCGCAAAGAATGTATGGATACAAAAACACAGATAGACCTTAAATAATATACATTTATGTCCGGGATATTATTTAGGAATAACTATTTTAGTTATTTTTAGTTAAACAATATAAAAATAAAATATTAATGTACTATATAACTAAAATGGGTAAATATAGTTGCGAAAAATGTGCTAAAACCTTTTCTCAAAAATCACACTACGATAAACACTTAACTCGTAAAAACCCCTGTGAAATACAAACTGATAAGATAAAGGCATTTATAGACAAGGCAGTTGAAGAAAAATTGATTGAATTAAACAAAAAATTGATTTCAAATAATACAGAAAACAATATCACAATTAACATCACCGAACAAATGGATATATCAAAAATGAGTAAATTAGAATTATTGGAAAAGTGTAAAGAATTGGGTATTATAAAGTGCATTTCAAAAAATAAATCACAATTAATAGAACTAATTAATGGCAAAAACAAAGTTGTTGAAGAACCCAAAATAATTTTATCCAATGAAGAAACACTACCACAAAATACACCAATTATTGAGGTTGAAGCAAAAACATTAAATGTAATTGACTTATTTTGTGGGTGCGGTGGTATGTCAAAAGGATTAACTGATGCTGGATTGAATGTAATTGCTGGAATAGATATTTGGGATAAAGCGGTTGAAAGTTATAATAAAAATTATCATCACAAGGCATATTGTGCTGACTTAACACAATTGCCTCCTGAAAAGTTTAATGAATTATACAATAAAGAAAATAAAAATGTAGATATTTTGGTTGGAGGACCACCATGTCAAAGTTTTAGTATTGCTGGAAAAAGAGATAAAAATGATCCAAGAAATGCTCTATTTATGGAATATGTGAAATATCTTGATTATTTTAAACCCAAAGCATTTATTATGGAAAATGTAATAGGGATGCTTTCAAAAAAAACAGCAAATGGTGAAAATGTTATTGACATCATAATGGAACAATTGAATAGAAATTATAATTGTATTATTAATAAATTATACGCAAGTGATTTTGAAGTTCCACAAAATAGAAGACGCACTATAATTATAGGGATTAGAAAAGACCTAAATATTTTACCAAAAGAACCAGAACCCATTATAAAATCAGTCCAAGACAGAATACCAGTTAAAAACATATTAATTCCAAAAGAAGAGGTTGATAAAAAATACTATTTAAGTGAAAAAGCATTAGCAGGAATAGCAAATAAAAAAGGCGTAAATAAAGAAAAAGGATTTGGTTTTGGTGCACAAATGTTAGACATTGACAAACCATCATATACAATTCCTGCGAGATATTGGAAAGATGGATATGATGCGTTGGTTAAATATAACGAAAAAGAAATTAGAAGATTAACAATTACAGAACTAAAAAGAATACAAAGTTTCCCTGATAATTATATTATATATGGTTCAAGTAAAGATATTATTATGCAGATAGGTAATGCGGTTGCTTGTAAGTTTGCCTATTATCTTGGTAAGTATATAATTAATACTCTTCAATAATTAATTCGTTCCAAAAACATGACCCTCTAAATTGGGAATAATTACGACTATTTCCATCATACATTCCACTATCAAATATAATTTTTTTATTTTTGATACATTCAATAAAATACTCAAAGTTAAATGCTTTACCAAAACAAATCTTTTCATATGTATTGCCTATTTTTTTACATATAAAGAACCCCTTTTTATAAAATTTGTTGTCAATATGTGGTTTCATTTTTGATGATTTCCATAAAGCAATTACAATATTGTCTTTTTGTAAGAATAATGGAAAATCTATTTTTACACTTCTTGTATCATTTGAAAACGAATAATAAATGATTATATCATTATTTTCATTTATTGTTAATATCTGGCCGTTAGAGTTCCATATATTATATGTTGGAACACAACTTCCAGACCACGAATATCTGTTTTCCTTACTTGGATTAGGATTTCCAAAAGTCTTAATAAAATCGCTTCTGCTTAATTTTATTTCATCAGTCCAATTGTTAAGAATATTAATGTTGTTTCTTTTATTTTTTCCTGAAAACGCATATTCACTTGCACTAAAATCACCAAGTGTGGTTTTACTTGAAGATTTTTTCATTTCATAACCATTAATGTCAGGTTCATTTTTTGCGTTATGCTTTACACCCATTTTTGTTTCTAACCAGTGTCCCTCTTTTCCGCAATGGTTTATATTTTGTCCTTCTAAATATATTTCAACACCTTTAACATAGGTATTAAATAATGTTATTATATGTTGTTTATCTATATCAATTTCAGGTGTGCCTTGTAAAAGATCACTCATCTTGTATGTAATATATAATACTTATTTGTTCAAGTATTACAAATCAATTTTTTTATAAATCAATTTTATGAAAAATAATTCAATAATATATGCCTTCTCATAAAAGTAATGATTATAAATTAACGGCAGTTCAATATTATTTAGTTGAAGATAAAACACAAGAAGAAGTTTGTAAAATATTCAAATGCACCCCTAGAAGTTTAATGCGTTTGGGTTGATGAAATAAATAATTTGAATGAAAATATTTTTATTTTTACTAAATCAATTCTAGGTACTTTCTGCCTGACACTACCTAGAATGAAAACGAAAATCTCATTTATTTATTATGCCTCCTACTCCTTGTTTTTTTACTTTTACGAATTCTACCAGCTTTTTGTGATTGTTTTCGTGTGGATATAGACGCTGAACTATAAAAGGGCTTGTATATCTCAATATCATACCTGTCATACACTTTTTCCATTTCATCTTCTTTTATTATTTTATTCCATGAGGAAATTTTTTTGAATAGGTTTTCGTTTTTCTCGGGATGTATCTCTCTTTTTATATTTTTGAAAGAGAGAGAAGGTGTTTCATGAATAATCTTTTTATTTGGAATACCATAATATTCTGTGAATACTCTATCAAAGGTTCCATATTGCATATCTTTTTTATTCAACCCCAAGAGAGAAACTAGTTCATCTAATTTTTCCTCACTGGTACAATCAACTTCCATATATATAGGCAGCCCTGGAACAATATCGAATGTGATTTCATGGGCCAATGGATGACTCCATTTTTCTCTCATCGTCTCTTGTTCCGACATCTTTTCCAGACCAATGGATTCTAAGAATTTTACACCTTTTTCATATGATTCGGATATAGTGACCTCATATTCATCTGGGAATTTTTTATCCTTGTTAAATATTTTAGTTGTCATGGTAGTTTTCTCTCCTTCTTTACGAATACGAATGAATCCATTCTCTCCTTTACAATGTTTGTATTGCACACGATGATATATTGTTGGTTTATGAACTTGTTTTGCGCCTACCGAGAGAAGTTTTTTTTTCATAGCAATAATATCTACATGAAGAAATTTGGCTTCAAATTCTCTTGGCATTTTTTCAAAGTTGGTGTATGATATAAGTTTCCTACATATATCATAGAATAAATTATATTTTTCTCTTCTTTTTTGTTTTCTTTGCTTTGGTTGATTTTTCTTTTATTGTTTTTGTTGCATTCGATGATGATTCTTTTTCTGTTTTATTTTTTTCATCTCTTTTTTTATCTTCATTACCTGCCGGCCGATAATTTAAAAAATGTTCTTCAAATTCTCTCGTACCCTTTTTTTTTGACAATTCCATAAATTTTTTACTTTTTTCCGCACGCATTTCTTCCAAAGTATGTTCGTGACCGTAGCAGTTGATACTAAAACGTTTCAACAATCCTTTTTGTTTTAGTCGATTTTTTTGTTGCACGTGAAATAAATATTGCGACATGCAAATAATACGATCAGTGTCATAATAATCACGATTCGCATATAAAAAAGACAAATAAAAACTCAACATGGTATCAATGGTTGCTATTTTTATTTTTTGTTTTTCAACTTCAATGACGTTGTAAGAATAACAGTGCAATGGTTTGTAAATAAATGCAATGGTGTCATCTCCCACTTTAATTTCATAATGCTCTGGTAATACATCATCAATAGGATCCCTCTTGATTATTTTAATATCTGTTATACCTGATATTTTTTCTAAACGAAGTTTTACAATTTCTGCTGTGGTTTCTGGATCTTCTGCAATTACGTCAAAATCAGGTATATGTTTGAATTGTTCCTTCATTTTAATAGGCATATATGCCGAATAGAGAGAAATTGCATAACCTCCAAAAAAAACCACCCTTTGTTGAACGAATGTTTGTTTTACCGTATTATATATTTCTTCAATGACGTCTTTACTCATTTGTTTATCACCCATTTTTCTCTGGAATTCAATGTGACTACATTGTTTTTGTGTCAAAGGATAATGTTTATTTAAGAGTGAAAGACGTTTGTGCACCTTCGCCCATCTATCTGTGTCTCCCATAGGTCTACTCAATTCCCCATACATTGACATTCTTAAAAAATTGGGAGGGGTATAACGGATACCATTTACTAATATTGCTTCTTTTTTTATTGCTTCAAATAATATCTTATTTATTTGCGTAACATCAAACACTGGTAAATAATTTACAAAAACCTTGTAAGTACCATAATGTTGTCCTGCTTTGGCTTCTATCTCTCTATATCCTTTTTTATAGAATAAATCTGCTAATTCTTTTGCGTCGTCTAGTGCCCGAGTAGAAAAAACATCATAATCTGCTAAATCTACTGAATTGTCATAAAATTGGTCCTCTTGTGGAAGAATATTATTAATCGCTATTCCTCCATAAGGAATCAAATTTTTCTTTTTGATGAACTCTTCTACTATCCTTATCATATTTTTAATATCGGGTGATGAAACAATGCGTTTATTCACCTTTTTTTGCGCTAAATCAACCGCATTACGTAGAAGTGCCGTTTCACATTCTTCATAAGACATATCCTCAGAACATATTTCATCCGTTGACATTTATTTCTGAATTCTGAACTGAATTCTGGATTTATATTGCTTATATTATTATAATAAAAAAATATTATGCCTTCATTTTATACAATCCATTGGGATCTGCATAAGTTACTGGACCATAACTTAGTTTTTTGTTAGGTTTAGGTGGATCAGGAATGGTAACAGGTATATATCTTAATTTTGCAGGCTTCAACACAAACGCAAAACCACTATCATTGAAAAATTTATTATCTATTTCTAGGTTGGTATCTAGATGTTGATAACGCATTGCAACCATTTGACATCCAACTGCACGCGCAAAAAGACAATTAGGGTTAGTCGGATTTGGGCCTACATCAGGAGTTACAATAGTCATATTCATTTTGTTGAATTGAGTCAACTCATCCATATTGGGAGTATTTACAATTTCATAATTCGTTTGCAAATATAATATTGGCGAATTGCTCGTCATATTTACATATTCTAAAAAGGCGTCATTTTCTAAAAAGGCGGGATTTGTATTATCCACTATAATCACAATTTTATTACAGAGGTCAAGCAGTTTTATTGATCCTAAATTATGATTTACCCTCGGTTTTCCGGTTGTATTTACTGCATTCGGCGAATATCCACTATATTCATAACTATATTTAGGTCCTAATAAATGTGTGTCGAGTGATTTCAATAAATTAGCAAAGTTTGTATACATTTGTTGGTTTGTGCTTTTAATGCGAAAGTGCAATATAACTGGATCAGTGGAATTGGGGCACATACCTCCTGAAAATACATAATTTTTCAATGTAAGAAGAACTTGTGACATGGGTACATAGTTGTATGTTTCTTTAACATAATTACTTTTTTCAGTAGATGTTGCAACAACTGGTTGATTGTCAATAGAATATATTTCAAAATCAAATGCACGAACACCTTGTTTTATTAAATCTATTAATACGTTTATTGAAACAAAGTCATTTTTATAATCACCCCCAGAACAAGCATTGTATGCTGTTTTTATATAATAGTCGCGTAAATTATAAGTGTAATTATTTTGTCCTTCGGCGGAGAGATTTTTACTAGACTGTATAGTGGTTATTTTTCCATTTAATTTTCCATATAATTCATTCATTGCTGATACATTTTTTTTCTCCAAATTTTTAATATGTATGTATTGCCATACAATCAATATAACTGCGACAACAATCAAAACAACAATTATAGTAGAAGCAGTATTTTGATTTATGGATTGAATATTTTTGACAGGATCAGACATGAAATGAGAAACATTTTGTGCTGCATTTTTAACATATTCAGTGGAATTCATTATATTACAAAGATAAATATAAATATGAAAAAAACAAAAAAGTTATATCTTCTAATATAATAAATATATAAAAATATTAAGATAATAAATTTATATTTATATTTGTCTTCATCTTTATATTTATTATCAATCGATGGCAGGTGGATTATTAAATCTAGTGTCCGAAGGAGGTCAATCCATTATATTGTTTGGTAATCCCTCCAAAACCTTTTTCAAAACAACCTACGCTAAAACAACGCCTTTTGGATTGCAAAAATTTCGTATAGATTATGAGGGGTCGCGGGCATTAAGATTGACAGAAGAATCCGTATTTACTTTCAAGATGAAACGGTATGGCGATTTATTGATGGATTGTTATTTGTCTGTTGACTTGCCGAATATTTGGTCTCCTATAATGCCACCTTCACCCGATCCGTTTGGTGTAGACCCATCAGGTGTTGGTACTGGATATAAATGGATACCTTATGAATTCAAATGGATAGAGGATATAGGCGCTAAAATGATATCCAAAATTTCTATTACATGTGGTAATCAAACCCTGCAAGAATATACCGGTGACTATTTGTTGGCCCAAGTACAGAGAGACTTTAATGGCACAAAGAGAGACTTATTCAATCGTATGACTGGAAATGTGACCGAATTGAATGATCCGGGAAATTCAGGCGCACGAGTAAACTCTTACCCAAATGCGTACTATACAGAATATATTAATGGTCCAGAACCGTCTATATATGGTCGAACATTGTATGTGCCATTGAATTCATGGTTTGGCTTGAAAAGTCAAAAAGCATTTCCCCTTGTTTCTCTCCAATACAATGAATTAATGATTACAGTTACACTACGTCCTATATTTGAACTGTTTAGAATTCGCGATGTGTTTGACACTTATTACAACTATCCTTATGTTGCACCCAACTTTAATAAATGGTGGATGCAAATGCATCGGTTTTTGCAACCACCACCAGACTTGTCTTTAAATCAGTATTCTTATGTAGATACAAGAGGTGTTTGGAATGCTGATATACATTTGAACTGTACCTATGGTTTTCTCTCAAATGATGAAGCAAGACTATTTGCAACACACGAACAAAAATACCTGTTTAAGCAAATTCAGCAAAAAATATTTTATAATGTTACTGGTGCAAATAAGGTGCAGCTCGAATCACTTGGATTAATATCTGGTTTTCTATTTTATTTTCAAAGAAGTGATGTTAATTTACGTAACGAGTGGAGTAATTATACAAATTGGCCGTATAAATACTTACCACAGGATGTAACTTCTGCCTTAGTGGATGGATCTTATAATGTTTGGAGAACTGATGTATCTAATAGTATTGTTACAAATGTGCTTGTTCCGATAGGACCTGGTGTAAACCCTGATGGTACATTGACGGGTTGGATGATTACTGGTAATTATAATCAGCAAAATATGTATAATATATTATTAACAATGGGGATTGTTCTGGACGGACAATATAGAGAGAATCTACAACCGGTAGGTGTATTTGATTATATTGAAAAGTATACAAGAACTCAGGGGACCGCACCAAGTGGATTATACTGTTATAATTATTCTTTGGATAGCGGGTCGCTAATTTTAGATAGCCAACCATCTGGTGCTATTAACATGAATCGGTTTCACAATATTGAATTGGAATTTACAACAATTGTTCCTCCATTGGATCCATTGGCACAAGTATTAACTGTATGTGATCCAGCCACAGGACAAATAGTAGGAGTAAATAAACCTAGTTGGCGCATATTTGACTATAACTTTGACATGTATTATTTTGAAGAGAGAATAAACATGGTTACATTTGTTGGTGGAAACTGTGGACTTATGTATGCAACTTGAACACATTCGAATCCAAAGCAGCTAATAATTATATGGCATTGCACCACTTTCTTTGAATTCACCAGATAATGTATATTTTTCTGGATAGTTTAACATGTCGTGAAATTGTATTGACGAAGGCTTGAATCGTTTATCATACAACATATATGAAGTATCAAATGGCGACTTCCATTCATTAGTGCCAAGAGAGTATTCTGGGGTGTTAGTAAATTTGGGATAAAACGTATTTTCATCTACACTACTTACGCTTTCATTGTACTTTACATGTTTTGATTTTGTTGTTTTCTCTCCAACACCACTATCAATAGTGTGATTTGTTCTATCTAGTGTTGGATATTGTTTTTGATTGTGTTGTGGCTGAATACATCCTTTACAATCTGAATCAGTTTGGCATTGTTCTCCTGTTAAAAGACAACTAGACATTGTGGTGCATGGATTATTACATGTAACATTATTTTGAAAAGGCATATTTACAATATTTATATTTTTGTTTTCAAAACATTCTTGGACGTACTGATGACTAGCCAAAAAATTCGACCAATGAAATAATAGGACAAGTAAAAAAAAAACAATTAAAGAAGAAGTAACGATATGTATAATTTTCATTGTAGTAGTTCAACGAATTATATTTTATTCCTGTAATATAGCAATAAAATATTTTGTTTTTGATTTTATTTCTTTTGATTTAGATTTATTTAGATTTATTTTATTTTGAGTTTGACTTTGTTTAAATGGCCGTAGTATCTAAAACTCCGATAGAAGAAAAGAAGGAAAAAAAACAACCGGTTTCTACTATCCAGGAAAAATTACAAGATTTTTATAAAAGTATAGGCATTACTCTTGCTACTCTTATATGGACGTTTGTTGTGGGTTCGCGTGTAGTTTACGCTTGTAAAGTAGCACAGTCCGGTATACTGCCAACTAATATAAGTTGTATGCCATATGATAAAACGCCTATACAATATGAAAGTACAGAACCTATTTGTGACATAGATGTTAAATATATATACGATAAAGAATCAAAATCTTATACTCCCTATTCTACTAAAATATTTTTTCCTATTGACGACCAAGTTACAGATGGTTATTATTTGATTAAACTAATTAGAGAGACTGAGAATGATCCGCATGTAAGTCCAATGATGAAATATTTATGTGTTGTGTTAAAAAACATTTTCGTATTTCATTTCGGTTTGGTAAGTGGAATTTTAAATTTTATGAATCAAACCTTTAACGAGTCTACTATTATTATTCTTGGACCTTATTTGTTAAAGTTTTATTTAGCATTCGCTTATATGATGAATATGATTGTATGCTTTATTATTTGCATTATAAATGCAGGTTGGTTATTTAAATCTAATAAAAATAATGACGAGTATTTTATTCACAAGAAACTGGATGAACCTGTGTGGAGAAAGTGTAAAGTATTCGAAAATTGGAAAAATCTATTGGGTACATTGTTGTATTTGGTTATTGTTTTTTGGATTGTCATTTTCATGTGTTTTAGTCCAATTGCAACTATCATTGCTTTTATGGCAGTGTTTATTCCTTTATTCGGTAAAGGTGCCAAGATTGTTCCACCAGATAAACAAGAGAGGGATAGTATACCTCAAAGCGACTGGACGCCTTATGGATATATGCAATCGTTAAAGGGTTTATTGGCAACAAAAATCCATTTTTTCATGTTTTTATTTGGAATGAGCACGACTGTAAATGCATACAAGTATATAGGTTCTGGTGCAGGTGCGTTTATTCTCATAGCTACGGTAATATTTTTATATCATACTATGAATAAATCGGAAACAGTCCCTAGTTTAGCTACATCTCCATTATCTGGCTTTGATAGAAATGAAAAAACACATCAAATAAGAATAGTAAGTGCTGCTGAGAAATTACGCGAAGAAACTGAGCTTGCCGAAGAGGCAATACGGGATAAAAAAGAACAGGAAGAACGCGCAAAAGGTGGATTTGTTGGACTTTTGAAAAGTTGGGGAGTAACATGGTTTGACATTTTGGCAGGTCCAGATGAAAAATGCCCGGCTGATGTAAATGAACTAATTCCAGAATCTAATTCATCTTCTAACACTAATCCTAATTCTAACCCTAACGCATCGTCGCCCACGCATACTAAACCCACGGTTACTCCTCACAAGGGCAAAGCACATGCCAGTGCTGGACCTCATCATAAAGGTGGAAGTAGGGACAACATACAAAAAAGAATAAAAGAATTAACTAATACTATTAAACACCGTTCTTCTAAAAAAACAATTTAAAGAACTAGTGAGGTTGTATATATATTTCTTTTTGTTTTCTCTCTAATCATTTTTGGGTGTGAAAATGAGTAAAAATAAGAAAAAAGCCAAGAGATTTCCTATGGTAAGTCTATGTACGCCCACGTTTAATCGTCGTCCTTTTATTCCCATTATGATTCGTTGTTTTTCCATTCAAGATTACCCCAAAAATCGTATAGAATGGATTATTATTGATGATGGAACCGACCCTATTGATGATCTTGTAAGAGACATTCCACAAGTAAAATATTATCGTTATACCGAAAAAATGACATTGGGTAAAAAAAGAAATTTGATGCATGAAAAATCTAGTGGTGAAATCATAGTATATATGGATGATGATGATTATTATCCTCCTCAACGAATCAGTCATGCCGTAGAAACATTGTTGGCAAATCCGAAGGCATTGTGTGCTGGTTCAAGCGAGATGCATTGTTATTTCAAGCACCTTAATAAAATGTACCAATTTGGACCTTATGGACCAAATCATGCAACTGCTGCAACCTTTGCATTTAGACGAGAATTATTGAATCAAACGAAATATGAAGAGGATGCATGTTTAGCAGAAGAAAAAAAGTTTTTGAAAGAATATACTATTCCATTCGTCCAATTGGAAACGACCAAAACTATTTTGATATTCTCTCACGATCAGAATACTTTTGACAAAAAAATATTAATAAGTGGCGATAATAGTGGTAATCCCTTTGTGAAAGAAAGTGCCAAGAAAATATCAGACTTTATAAAAGAAAATGATATCACACAGTTTTTTACAGTGGATATTGATAAGCAGTTGGAAAAGTATAAACCAGGAAGTTTGGATAATAAACCGGATTGCATTAAACAATTGGGTGAAATTAAAGAAAGAAGAGAACAAGAAGCACGAATGTCTCAAATGTACAACTATATTCAACAATTACAACAAGAAATGAAAGAGGCACAAAATTGTATTGCCGAGTTGAACGAAGAAAAAAAACAGCTTTCTGAGAAAAACGAACATTTGAATAAAAAATTATCGGAATTGATTAGACAGCGAATAGATGAATCTCGATTGAACACGTCCTAGAAAGTTAATCTCTATTCTAATGGCAGGTAGAAAGTACCCAAACCAACAATTTTAAACATAATAAAATATACAATAAATTTATTTAACTGCATGTATGATAATAAAATTATTTGAATGAAAATAATTTTATTTTTACTAAATCAATTTTAGGTACTTTCTGCCTGACACTACTCTATTCGCGGATAAATGTATTTATCCGCGAATAGAGATTAATTGTATTGATTATTTCGTTTTTACTTATAAGGAAATATCATAGATATTTCAAAAAAAATAAGTTTATTTGACATTCGGTTACAAAACATATTAAACAATACATACTGAATACTATAATATTAATATAAAAATGATGCGTTTATTAGTCGTGGTTATGTTAACTCTGTTTCAACCTTGTTATTCATACATGAAAAAATTTTTCAATAATTGGCATTGTGTAGGAATCAAAGAAAAAATAGATTTTTCAAAACCATACAAATTCAACATAGGTGAACTACCGTTGGTTGCATGGAAAAACAAAGATAATCAACTCATAACAACTCTAAATATATGTAGACATATGGGTTCTCAACTGGATAATGGTATTGTTACCTCCAATGGATGTTTAAAATGTAAATATCATGGTCTAGATTTCTCTCACGATGACCGTTTTGGAGAAACAATGGAACACGAAGGAAAAATTTTTTGGTCTTATAAGCCAGTGAATAAGATGCCACATAAAATCCCTTTTTTCCATAATCCTAATTATGTATCTTCGCATTTACAAATCGATATGCATGCATCATTACCCGATAGTGCATTCAACACGATGGATTTGAGACACCCAGAATACGTCCATAAAGTTGGTTTTGGAAGCACAATGCTTCCTACAAACATAACACAATACAAATTCAACGACCGAATTGGTGTTGCATTTGAGTATCAGTCAAATTCAATTATGAAAACATTGAATGATAATATGCAAATTACACACAACTTTCACATGTATATTTATCCAACATTTACATGGTCCAGAGTATCATTTGGTGACAAACACTTGATTATTGCAGTAAATTTGTTGCCATTGGAAAACAAGAAGACACGATGGTTTGTGACTATATGTCACAATTATTACACATCTCACGTCCAGCAAAATATTATGAAAGGTATGGCAATGTTTATTTTAAGTCAAGATTATTTTCAAATGAAAAATCAGTATCCTGAAAATAAACTAAAAGCTGCTGTATTATTCAATCACATATTTAAAGATGAGGATATAATATTGTGGCTTCGCGATGAGTTTAGGGATTATAAATTTCCGGACACGAATACTTGTTTAGACTTGTTTACCGAATACAATGCAAATAGACAGAATAGACACAACCCATAAATGATTTAAAGAATTGTCAATATAATAGATTAATTCAGAGAGAGAGACCAAAAACAACCGTTTAACTTATAATGCAATATAATGATGACTACTTTCATCCTTCTAATCAACAGGACGAGGTTATAGATGTTCGCGGAAAGGATAAAAAGAAATATAGTACAGCACGTATTTCAATTCCATCGGCTTCAATGAAAACTGGATTAGATGAATATGAAAACAGGAACCTTTGTATTTTCCATTTACCTATGGAAAGTGGAAGAAAAAAATACCAAATAAAGTGTTATAAATCAGGAGGTACAAATACATATATTGTAAATGCGGTTACTGGAATTCAAACAAGACACCTAGTTGGTTCTGCCAGTGAATCGCAATACTTCAAAGTTCGTGATACATTAAGAAATCCAGGGAATATTTTTTATTACGATTCGCCAGAAGCATATGAAAGACATTTGAATACAGTGTTGTCGAATGAAACAAAGAATAGGTGGTTGGAAAAACGAACCATCGAGTAAAATACTGGCAAGCAGAAAGTATCTAAACCAACGATTCTGAAAATAATGAAATATAATATAAATTTATTTAATTGCATGTATGATAATAAAATTATTTGAATGAAAATAATTTTATTTTTACTGAATAACTTCTAGGTACTTTCCGCCTGACACTAATTTATTCTTCAAAATGAACGGTTTGTTCGTCATTTAATTCTACATCTTCTTTGGAGGGTTTTTTTTCTAAAAATCGTATCATGCGTTGTATATCTAATTTAGAAATATCATATTGCTCTGTTATTTCATTTATTATCTCTGGTTGAAGTAACTGATTTTTATAATTTATAAAAAAGGTAAAAAGATCTTTTTTATCAAATCCAAACTCATTGCACATTTTTTGCAGGAATACCGAATTATTATACTCGGTTGAATATTTACATAATACTTTGGTAAATCTTACATCTGTACTGTCTTTAAATGGCAATTTGTCTTGAATGTTATCACATTTTTCGAGTACTGTTTTTTTTTGTTTTTCAAAAAGAAGGGGCACTTGTCTGTGAAAAAGATGATTGTTCTTGAAAGTTTTGATAATAGAACTCATTTCATTAAATTGCCATATTTGTTTTTGAAATGTGATTCTATCGATATAATCCGCAAAACACAGATTATCCAACATTTTCAAATAAAGAGGCAAAGAATCTTGAAATTTTATTTTATTTTTACTAAAAATATCGACTATATTTTCATGCCATAATAATCCAACAACTGTTCTATCGGTTTCATTCATAACAGACGTATGTTTTTCGAGAGAAAAAGGCGATTTGAATAAATCAACTACAATATTTTTTGTATTATCATTGTATGATTTTAATTGAAAAAAGGAATCGTTTTTTTCACCCAATATGCTTTCTATATTTAATTCGGTGTTTTCTTTTATAATATTATATAATTGTTTGAATTTCCTCAAATCTCCTTGTATAAAATTTGCCATTTTTTTTCTTGTTTCATCATTATACTTTTCAAATATAGACAACGATTTCATGATATTTTCTATTTGCAATGAAGACGGGCTTTTTAATTCAAAAGTATAGCAAACTTTCATAAGTTCTTTGATTTTTTTATAATTTGAATTCTCTCCTATACAAATGATGGTATTGATTGTCATTTCTTCATTTTTCTGTTTTTTTGTTTTTTTAGGTCGTACAAGTTTTATCAACGAAGTGATACATTCATTGTCACCACTATTGATTCCATCCATTTCATCCATGACAATTGCAATACGTTTGATTTTTTTGTGAAATAACTGAAAAATACTCTTGTCGCTAGAATTGTACTTTGTGATAGACTGAATAACTGATTTATTTAGCACATCGCCTGCGTCGTATTTTATTACATCGTAATCAAGATTTTTTAAAAGATGTGTAACAAAATGTGTTTTTCCACATCCAGGGCTTCCATAAATATAAATTCCCTTCTTAGAGTGAATACTATGTTTATTCGACTCAAAATTAGTTAAAATATCAACAATTTCTTTATAAATTCCTTCTCTCTGCAATATGACATTTATATTCAGTTCGTCCATATTCTTTGTATATTTTTGTTTTTATACTTTTTTAAATTATGTTTCATTTTAAATATCTCCATTTCTTTTTTACATTTAGTAGAATTAATATCTAATGCCAAACACGATAAAAAATGAAAATAATTTGGATATACTATATTTTTATACACATATCTTCCTCCATTCCAAGATTTTATATTTTCTTTCATATAAAATTTAAATAAGAACGAATAATCTTTTCGAAGGATCAACCGAATAAATGATTGAAAACGCAGTCCTCTTATTTTGTTATGCAATAAATAATGTTTTTTATCATAATTTTCCTTATTCAATAATATTAAAACCTGCGGCGGTATATATGAATAAATAATTCGTTCAATTTCCAATGGCATTTTTTTCACATTATCAATATTAAAATTACTGGGACCCATTTATATATGTGAATGTTTTTAATTTGTTTTTTATGAATTTATATTTATCTCTCTCTCTCTCCCTCTCTCTCACTCTCATTCTCACATCCTGTATTTAGTGGCAGGCAGAAATTTTGTCAGGTAGAAAGTACCTAGAAATTATTTAGTAAAATAAAATTATTTGAATGAAAATAATGTTACTTTTACTAACTCACTTCTAGGTACTTTCTGCCTGACACATCCTGTATTTCAAGACAATATATCATCTAAGTTAGATGGTGGTGGTAAACATGGATTTTGAACTCCATAAGTAATACCATCCCAACTAACATTTTTATTTTCTTTTTTAGCCCAATTATATTTATTACATGCTGCATTATCTCCTATATAAGGTGCAACTGCAAAATTCATATGGTTTGTTGATTTGCCAATATTATCCTTATGTTGATTCCACACACAATCACTTCCATCACCATCGGGTGAATTGTCTAACCAATAATCAGGACATACGCCAATCATTGGAGGCCATTTATTTTTTTTTGACGCATAAGTGAGAGAAACACCAACAAATACAAGAATCAATACAAGAACAATTAAGGCAATTGCACCCACTCTAAATTGAAAACTTGCCATTTTATATTATTAATATATAATTATAAGATAAAATATTATAAGGATATATACAAGATAAATATTATAAGATAAAAAAAATCAAATAATAATATAAAATGAATTCTAGATATGTTCCTAATATAAATCCTACCAATGTAAACCCATCTAGTTCTATCTCTCAACAATATCAGTATAGTCAAGATTCTAGTGTTTATCCACCTAAAAATAGCCAAGAGTATTCAAAAAATAATGGGCGAGTTAACATTCAAACTCCCAATATCCATTCTCTCTTTAAATTATACGACAAAATACCTGCAAAAGAATGCACCACATACCGCAATGCGGTTGAAGGAATATTAGAAAAAAATCTTCTCTCTGATACCTATTTTTCCGAGGCGAATATAAAAATTCTCCAAGATGGTATTCGTGCAGGTGTATATGAAAAATCCAATAAACAATACATAATTGCACCACAAGATTGTGATGCTTTGAAAACAATTATGCGAAGTATTTATTTGCAATATGGTGCAAATAGAAAGACTAAAATTGCCGACCAGATTCGCGATTTGAATAAAATGGTTCTTGACTATTGTATTCCCCAAGTATATAGCGAGGCACAGGGTTATATGACTTATCTCAAAGACGCAAGCACTATGTATGTTCCAATGCCTCATCCAGTCATGGCACAAGATAGAGATAAATTGTTGGAACTCAAACCTTGGTTTTAGTTTTAGTATATTATGATAATTATTGTATTAATATAATATATATTGAAATTTAGAAAAACAAATGAAGGAGAACAAAACCCGTTATATTTTTGTGGGTGCGTTATTTTTATTTGCTTTTATAATAATTGTAATTTTCATACAAAACAAGAAAGAGGGTCTAATAACTTCTACATTGACATCAACGCCTACGCCGACACCGACGCCAAAACTATTATATCGTAACAGTCTTGTATCACCTACACCAAATCTACAACAACACCCAGATTTAGAAAAGGCATATAACAAAATAACCAATGTTTATGATAGTATTACAGACCCTGTATTCAAAAAACAATTTGCTGGATATTTAATTGCTATTATAAAAAGAAGTGGTATGTATACATTTGAAACATACAATCGTGATGAACGAGACTCAGAATCATTAGTTAAACTTCATCCTAAATTAGCGGAAGCTTATATTCCTATAACAAGTACATATATGAGTATTAAGGACGAAAAAAGTAAAATAGCATTTGGTCCAAATTTGATTGATATAATTAAACAAAGTTCCATGTTTACAGAAGAAAGTAATATGGTTTTACAGCAAATGGATTATAATCAAGACAAAATTGTAAAAAGACACCATCCATTATTAGATGAAGCATACAAACATGTAGAACTAGTCTATAATCGTTTTGACGAATTATTTCCCGACTCTACATATAAAAATTATTTTGCAAGTGATTTGATAACTGCAATTAAGGAAAGCCCTATGTATAAGGACAATAGTTACAATGAGTCTAATATTGCTGGCGCAACTTTGTCCCAATTCATGTAAAAATAAATTATTTACGTATTATATTATATGGCTGAGTCAAAAGAACCAGAAAAAAACCTAAACCTAAGTATATCTAAAATAGATGATGATGACGATTCCGTGAATGAATCTGATGATGATGATGATTCTGATCTTTTTCATGATTTAGAAGTTTTTGATAATGAAGTTTTTGATAATGAAGAATTTAATAATAATTCTTCCGCACATGAATCAGGAACAAATGATTCTTCTCTTTTTTCCGAGTTGAATTCACATAGTTTTGCAAGTACTATTGAATCTGAACCTGAATCTGATAGTGGTATTGGATATATGTCGTCGACAAATAATACTAGCGTTGGTCCAGATTTTTCTAGGAGTGATAATACAACAAGGTCATCATTACATTCACTGTCAGGTATTAGTAGTCTTTCTTCTTCTTCTGCAAGTAATCCATCTATCGCGTTAAATGTTACACCAGAAACAGATGAATCTGGCATTACAGATACATCTAGTGGTAATAGAGGTGGTGGCCGTGGTAAACATAAATTGTCAAAGAAACGACATCCTACTACAAAAAGAAAACGGCGTCTACAACACAAACCTGTGCGAAAATCAAGAAAGAAAAAACACAATAAAAAAACTACGCAAAAAAGGAGAAAATCTACTAAATAATAGGAGGCTTTATTTTCTTATTTTATTATCGCACTTCAATAATAAAATAAAAATATGTTTTGAATTGCAGATTGTGTTACTAAATAAATTCTGTTATTTTTAGTGTCAGGCAGAAAGTACCTAGAAGTGAGTTAGTAAAAATAACATTATTTTCATTCAAATAATTTTATTATCATACACGCAGTTAAATAAATTTATAGTATATTTCATTATTTTTAAAATTGTTGGTTTAGGTACTTTCTGCCTGCCACTAGTTATTTTACATGTTTTCGGCGTGTCTTTTTTTTGTTTTTATCTCTATGTCTATGTAAAGTTCTTCTCTTTCCGCCCGAACTCGTCATATTTTTAGTAGGAGTTTCAGGTATAACAGAAGGGGAGGGACATTTTTTGTAATATGTGATTTGACGACTATTATCATCAATATTTGTAAATGCATATCCAATAGTTGATAACCACCATCTCGAACTCGTTTCCTCCGTCGTACCAACGTTAAATGAATCGCTACACTTAATAATATGCGGATTTTCATCTATAAACTTTTTAAAAGCAGCATGAACGTTGCCAGGAAAGTTGACGTCGTATGGAACATTATATCCAGACATCGTATGATATATTATAATATAATATTTTTTTTCAAATAATTTCAAGTAGTACCTTTTTTTCAGCTGACTGTTTATGCTGTTTAACTATTGTCTTTTTCTTCTTGGATTCACCTGACATTGAAATGGTTCTCTCTTCTACGTATTTTTCATAATGAACTTTCAATACATCCAATTCATTCAACCACATTTGTTGAATAGTTGTGTTTTTAATTTGTTCTAATTCTGCCTCTTTATCTCCTCGTTCTTTCATCAATTTATTAACATTCTCTTGGGTTACACTATCCATCGGCATTTTTGTCAAATACTTGAACTCTGAATCATTTTCATTTTCCAAAATATCATATCCCTTTGAAATCAGCATATCAATGACTTGTTGTTTCGTCTTTTTACGCAAATCAACAGAACCATCCAATACTTCTTTTATATATTTTGCCTTGTTGGAGAGAACAATCAACTCTTTTGTCAATACATCAATCATATGATTTTTGCGTTTTTCATAGAGTTCTAATCTCGTCACTGAATAATCATCAATAATTTCTTGGACGGAATCATATTTTTTCAATTTATCATTGGCGTCAAACAGATGCATATTGGATGTGGATGCAGTTGTATAGAGTCCAAGCAGCTTTTCCAATCCATTGCAGTTGGCGTGTTCTGTGGGCGTTGTCTCCAATTCCTCTAACTTCCCCTTTGCAAAAGTGATGGTAAAATCCACTGTTGTGTCTTTACTCATATCATCGTAGTCTTTTATAATCGGTGTGGTCTTTTTACCTGTTTTATCAACAGAGTCGGTGCATGATTCAAGAAATTCCTTGAAATTTTCCGTCCAATATCCAACCGGCAACTCTGTAACACGTATTTTATCTATTGCTAGTTTTTCATATTTTCCTTTTATCAAATACTTTTTTGTATTTGTATTTTTAGCATTTTTAGCATTTACATTTTTGGAATCACCAAGTAACTGGATAGACCCTTTGAACCCTTCGTAATACGGTGTAAAGTCATATTCTGTTTGAACGTTTAGTTGCGGTTGCAATTTATCTCTCAAATAATGAATAATTTCCAGCGGATGATAACACAATATTTCTGTGCTGAATCCTGTTCCAATTCCCTTTGTGCCATTCACCAACACCATTGGTATAATAGGTGCATAATACAACGGTTCTACTTGTTGTCCGTCGTCGTCCAAATAATTCAAAACGGCATCATCTTGTTGTGGAAAGAGAGAACGAGTAATCTTATTCAAGTAGGTGAATATATATCTTTCCGACGCACTATCTTTACCTCCCTGCAATCGTGTACCGAATTGTCCGCTGGGAACAAAGAGATTTATATTATTAGAACCTACAAAGTTTTGCGCCATGCCGACAATTGCAGCATTTAAACTCGCTTCACCGTGATGGTAACCTGAATGTTCGCTGACATAACCACTGAATTGTGCGACTTTTATTTCACTCGTCAAGTTTTTCTTGAATGCTGCAAATAGAATCTTTCGTAAACTGATTTTTAGTCCATCCATTAAATTGGGAATACTGCGGTCACAGTCATACTTGGAGAAGTGTATGAGTTCTTTATTTATGAATTCCTCATATGTTACCATTTCTTTGGTCGTATCTAAATAACTTTCTCTCTCGTACACCTCTAACCATTCTTTTCTATCATCTGCGCGTTTTTTATTGAATACCATGTCAATCGCATTGTCACTCTGTTGTCCGTTATGCTCAAATCCAACAATCTTTTTTTTCTCAAAATATTCACGAAATTCTTTACCAGTACTTGTTCCCAACCCTTTGTAATATTTAATATTCCATCCTTTTATTGAAGACACATGTGCGGATGATTGTGACTGTGTTTGTGATTGCATTTGTTCCTTGGTCCAAGCCTCGTATTCGCCATTGTTGTAAAACACCAATTCTGTGTTACCTTTTTTTGCTTTTAAAATAGGCGTATTCATGAATCCAATGAAACCAGGAATGTGACATAAACTCGCCCATTCACTTTGGAAAAGATTAATTCCTAGTCCTTTGATGTGGCTTCCATCCAAATCTTGGTCCGTCATAAATAAAACCTTACCGTATCGTAGTGACTTATAAACATCTTCTATCGTTTTATATTCTTTACCAGTTTCCAGACCTAAAATCTTTTTTATTTCTGCAATCTCTTTATTTTCTGTTATTTTTTTCGTCGTTTCGCCGCGCACATTTAGAATTTTACCCTTCATAGGATATACACCAAATGTATTACGGTCATCAGACGAAAGTCCAGAGACAATACCTGCTTTTGCAGAATCACCCTCACAAAATATAATCGTGCAATGTTTGGATTTTTCAGTTCCCGCCCAGTTTGCATCAATTAATTTAGGAATACCGCGAATATTTTTTGTTTTTACACCGTCCGTTTTTTTTGCTGCCTTGTTTTCTTTTACTTCTGTCAACGCACACGCCGCGTCCATAATACCCATTTTTGCCAATTTTTCAATAAACTTGTCCGAAACCGTACACGTTGACCCAAATTTGGAAGAGGGTGTATTCATATAATCTTTTGTTTGACTATCAAATGCAGGATTTTCAATATCACATCGCAAAAACAGAATTATTTGTTCTTTGATACTATTTGCATTTACCACAACTTTTTTCTTCTTTTCGATAAATGCGACAAGTTTACGAGTAATTTGATTTAGAATATACTCCACATGTTTTCCTCCTTTGGTTGTTGAAATACCATTTACAAAAGAGACTTGTTGAAACTCGTGTGTTGGAGAGATTGCAGCGGCATATTCCCAACGGCCATTTTCAGTATCTTCATAAGCGCGCGGTGTTACTTCTTTTGCGCCAATATACAAATCTACATATTGTTGAAAATTTTTCACTGGAATCGCATGAGAATTATATTTTACTTTTAATGATTTGTCGGTTACTGCTGCAATATCATATATGCGTTTTTTGAGGAGAGAAATTATATCCGCGGAGAGACCGCCGGGAATACCAAGTCTAGCATAATCTGGTTTGAAAGTGATTTTAGTATAGGGTTTGGCTTTTCCAGATTTAGTAATAACTGGTTTACCGATTTCACTCAAATTATTTGAAAATGTTTGTGTATATTTCAATCCACGAATATGATCCACAGTTTCAATTGAACCCACAGTAGACCAAATCAAAACCAGTTTGAATCCAAATCCATTTTTACCACCTACAATTTTTTTTTCACTCTTGTCATAGTTTGTGCTTGTTCTCAAATGACCGAAAATCAATTCTGGAATCCAAATATTATACTCAGGATGCATTGCAACATCAACTCCATTACCATCATTTATCATTACAATTGTTCCATCTTCGCGAATGTCAATATCAATATATGTTACGGGTAACGCGTTTTCTGTTTTATTTAGGATATATTGTTGCATTCTCACAAAGTGGTCCCTGCAATTTACAATGCCTTCGTCAAAGAGTTTATATAATCCAGGAATATAGTGAATATTTTTTAAAGTGATTTTATTTTCAGTTTCGTTTCCACCATTTGCATTTGTAAGTATATACAAGTCACATTCAACTTGTTCTATTGACCCGATGTATGTATCTGGGTTATGTAATATATGTTCTGTATCTGTTTTTTGTTGATATTTAGATGCCAATGCCAAGGTTTCACTTTCTAGGGATGTCATTATTTCAATTGTTATTTGATTACTAGGCAATTGGATTAAGTTTAGTTGGATGTTTATTTTTATATTTGTATTATTTCTTATCAATTTTATTGTTGGATAAATATAATAAATGTGCGACTATAAAACAAGTGATCCATTTCACCATATTTGTCCGGTTCCAAGAGTAAATGGATTTAGTTATATGAATATGACACAACAACAGTTGTATAATAAAATGTCCGGTAAAAAATGTACTGTTACTAAAAACATTTCCATAAATGGAAATCAAAACATTAGTAAAAAAATGATCGTGGGACATTTTTTATACACAAGTCCAGCAGCAGGAAAAACAACTAACTTTATTTCACAACCGGAATTAAAAGAAGGTCGCCCCGGAGGAAATATTAAGGCACCTAAAAATAAATATTGAATTTTTTTTAGATTACATTTTTGGATTTATTTTTTATCATTTTTATTATTTTTTTTATTTTTTTTGTTTGTATACTATATAAATAGATGACTCGTGTTTCTCGTGCAATTCGTGAAAAGTATGACACTTTAATTGGTTCAAGAGCGCAGGTGTGGAATGGAACTTGCTACAAGACTAGCGGCGGTTTGACTAAAAATCATTTGATGCAGAATAAACACGGAAGAATTGTCAGCAAATCTAAACATGCTACTGCTAAAAAAGAAAAACGTCTATTGAAGGCAGGTTATGGTACAAAGAAAGGAAAGTTTGGATATGTTAAAATTGGTGATAAAACCAGAAAGAGACATAGAAAATAAATAAAATAAAATTATAGTTCGTTTTACAATATGAATAAAATACAAGAATAACAAAACAAAATACACAAATAATATGATTATTTATGTCATCATATTATTTTTTTTGTTAGTATTAGTACTAGTATCTTTTGATGACTGTATCATTCGTCACAATTTATGTACGAACGAACGCCTTCTTGATCATGATTATTGCTAAAAAACATATTTTTTACAAAATACTTAGTATAAGGAGAAATAACCATTTTATACTTTTTATTCTTTTTATTTCGTATATCATCCAATAAATCAAAATCTTCTGTATTTGAAGGAACAAATTTTACATCTGCATCAAAAAAATGTTTTTTAATAGCAAAACTAATACCAACCTCACATTTAAAAAAATCGGTTTTATCTATTCTTGGTAAAACACCATATACGTGATGATACATACGAAATATAATTACATCTAAATCAGTCATCAGTTCTAATTCTTTGTAAAAATATTCCAAATAGTTGAATGAAATTGTATCGTCGTCGTCTAAAAAAGCAATCCATTCAGTATCAACCAATTTCATTCCAAAATTTCTTACACCCCCTGCGGTATTACCTTTGCCTAATTTATTATCGCATTTTACAATTGTAATTCGTTTATCTGTTGATTCTAAAATTGGATCTATACCATCAAAAATAATAATAGCTTTCCAATTTGGTATAGTTTGTTGAAATAAACAGTATATAGAACGATACAATGTTTCCCTTCCAATAGTAGGAATAATAAATGTAACTTGATTCATTCAATATTATGTATATTTATTATGTATACATATATAAATGAAATATTTTACGAAAAAAAAGAAAATTAAAATTCCAATGCGTTATAATCCCTCTTCGCTTACTCGTAAAGATCGAAAAAAACAATACAATATGATAAATAAATCAAGACGGTTGTATAAAAAGGGTATTTATTATACACGTAAAAAAGTAAAATCATTCAAACCAAAGGTATCATCTCATATTTTACGTGCAAAAAAAATATTCCATGTAAATAAAATAGGTGCAACAAGAGAATTATCTAAACGAACAGGTTGTTCTCTCTCTGCATTATCTAATATTATTCGTAAAGGACAAGGTGCTTATTATTCATCGGGTTCACGACCAAATCAAACCGCACATTCGTGGGGAATTGCAAGATTAGCAAGCGCAATTACTGCTGGTAAAGCTGCATTAGTTGACTATAATATAATAAAATCGGGTTGCAGAAAAAGTGGAAAAACGAGAAAACTTGTATATAAAAAATATAATAAATAAACGCATTTGTTTTTTTTACATAAAATGATTTAAAGGTTTTATATGAAAAAATATATACATGTCATCATTCAATACAAATACAATTGAAGATATAAATTCCAATGTTTTTACAATGAAAACGGTACAAATTGCTCCATTTAGAACGCTTATGGCTGCATTGAAGGATATTTTATTAGAAACAAACATTACCTTTTCAAAAGACGGTATTCGTATTATTAATATGGATAAATCGCATACTATTTTGGCGCATTTACATCTTGCCGCAGAGAATTTTGAATTATATGAGTGCAAAAAGGAGAAAATTATAATTGGTGTAAATATGTTTCATTTGTTTAAACTTATTAATTCTATTGACAATGATGACACGTTGACTATTTATATTGAAAATTCCGATTATAATGATGGTATTGTTTCTCATTTGGCATTGAAATTTGAAAATGGAGAAATTAAACAATGTAAAACACAAAAGTTGCGATTGATAGAACCCGAATTAGAAGAATTGGAATATCCCGATGTGACATTTTCTTCTGTTATAAATTTACCTTCTGCTGATTTTCAAAAAATCGTTCGTGATTTATCGTGTATTTCAGAAAAATTAGAAATCAAATCGGTTGGTAATGAACTCATATTTAAATGTTCGGGGCAATTTGCTTCTGCTGAAATTCACAGAACCGAGTCGGACGGAAATATGGAGTTTATCATGAAACAAGATTCTTCAAAAATTATCCAGGGCGAATTTTCATTGAAAAATTTGGGATATTTTATTAAATGTACGAATTTGTGTTCTCAAATAGAATTATATTTAGAAAATGATTTGCCTCTTGTTGTTAAGTATGACGTGGCTAGTTTGGGTAGTATAAAATTATGTTTGTCATCTATTCCTGCATAACTCGGATAGGTAGGTAAAGTAGGATATGGGATATGAGAAAGTAGGATAATTATGCATAATAATAATATTTTTTATGTTTGGTGTAATATAAAAAATAAAATATGAATGAAACGCCCAAGGGACCTGGGGCAACTATTGTGTCTGCCTTCATGACAAATATTAATTACAGACAAGATAGAAATTATTCAAAATATATAGAACTAGCGCGACCATTATTATCTGCATCAATAAATAAAGTCATTTTTATAGATAAAACTATATTCAATGATTTTATTCAATTTATTAATGATAATACAACAATTATTCCTTTTGTAAAAGAAAGCAATTATTTGTATGATTACATAGATGAAATAGACAATTCTAAAATAGAAACAAAAAATCCCGAAAAAGATACAAAAGAATATATGTTCACAATGTGTTATAAAACAGAATTTGTTAGAAAGGCAATGACAATGAATAATTACGGAGCGTCACAATTTATTTGGATTGATTTAGGAATAAAACACATGATTCGTGTTAATAGTGATGAAGAATTTATTGAAAAAATTCTTCGACTTAAATATTTAGAATATCCAGTAAATATAAGAATCGCTTGTATTTGGAATCCGGATTACATATGTCAGGTGGATTTGTATAAGGATATTTGTTGGTATTTTGCAGGAAGTATTTTTGGCGGAAATATCAAGTCGTTGACAGAATTTGCAGATTTAACAAAAAAGGAATGTTTACAAATGATTAAAGAACATAAAAAATTAGTGTGGGAAATAAATATTTGGCAATTAATTTACAAGTTAGATCGTTGGAGATTTTTATACTATATTACTAGTCATGATAACACTATATTAGACTTGTATTAACAGGTCAACTATTTTATTCTGTTCTTTGATGTTATTATATGAATGAAACATTATGTATATTTTGAAGTATTTTAAAATATATATATATAAAATGGCAAACAAAAGTTATCAAAACTACCTGGAGTCTATCAGAAACTGCCAGAATAGACCCTGTTTACCATTGCCGCCATGCCCTGCCCCAGTTCCACCGGGGCCACCTGGTCCACCTGGACCACCTGGTGATTTAGGTCCACCAGGCCCTGCCGGTGGTGAAATATTGTATTTCAATGCATTGTCTGTTACAGAAATGTCATATAATATTTATAGTTTTTATGTTGTGGATACATCTTTAAATCTTTCATCCAACGCAGAGTTCACTGTTCCATTGCAATCTGCAAATATTTTTGGTACACCTGTTCCCCCTGTTCTAACTGCAAATCAGCCTAACATACAATTTGAGATTAAACCAAGTATATATGCTTCAACACCTATCATTGCACCTGGAACTTGGGATGTCCATCTTTGGGCTAGTAGTAGTTTAATAAATAATACATCGGGTGTTTCTGTTACTTTGTCTTGGTCTTTATACAGGTCTACACCAACTGGCGGTTTTAAAAAAATATGTGTCGACGTAACTCCGGTAATTGTAAACAATAATAGTTGCAGCGATACGTGTGATTCAACAGAGGTCATTATTCCTGGCATAATAAGAAAAACGCATTTTTTGGATCCTGGAACAAAGTTATTTATTAGTGTTGTTGCAAATCTTGTTTTACCAATGAATTTTTTGACACTAGGTAATTTTTCTGCACCAACTGTTACATTGTATTTTAATGATAAAACGACACCTGCATATGTTAGAACCACATTTCCTTGTGTTGGGGGAGGTGGAGGTAATGCGAATGTTGATTTATCCAAAGCGGGATACGGACAAATTCTAGTGAAGGATGAAACACCTGATAATAGTGGTAACGTTGCTTATTCACCTAGTATACGAATAGATGTATGTGGAAATTTGATGCCAGATGTTGCTGGACAATGGAGTTACAATGACGAAACAGGAAGATATACTAGCACTGGAACAAATATAGGTAGTGCTGAAACTAGGTTTAATGGTATCTATGCAGAGACTGTTTATGCAAAGTACGGACAAATTGAAATACTTCAAGGACTTAATGAATCAGTATTTTTAACCGCTGCTCTTGATGTTAGTGGCGCTTCTACACTACATATACAAAGTTCAGTAACAAATAATTCACTTCCTAATAGTGGTGGAAATGCATTTTTTACAATAGCATCAAATATAAAAGGTGGAATTGCTATTGATAGACCTTTCCCTGATGTTAGTTATATTCCTAGTACCAAAATAGGAAAAAATGAACTTGCCGGACTTGAAGTCGAACGTGTTATTGCTGGTGCATTTTATCCTGATTTGTCTAACAACCCTCTTTTTCAAAATGGTTTAGCATGGAGTGACCCTAGTTGGAATGATCCAAGTTCAAAATATTATATTGATACAAGTACAAATGGTATTCCACAGACTGCTTATTTGCAAGGGTTAGATGCATCATTTACACCATACGTACAACTTGGTTATGGTGTACTTCATTGTGATGTTTCTGGAAACACACCGGGAGAAGGATATGCCACTCCGAATATGTATTTAACTGATATTTTTGGAGGTAACAGAACATATTTTGGTGCAGGAGCTATGGGTCCACGGGGTGAAACAGGTGCTACTGGCGCAACTGGGGCAAAGGGTTCTACGGGTGTTACGGGTGCAAGAGGCTCTACTGGTGAGACAGGAGCAACTGGTGAAACGGGTGCTACAGGTGAGACAGGAGCAACTGGTGAAACGGGTGCTACGGGTGAAACGGGTGCCACTGGTGAGACAGGAGCAACTGGTGAGACAGGAGCAACTGGTGAGACAGGAGCAACTGGTGAAACGGGTGCTACTGGTGAAACGGGTGCCACTGGTGAAACCGGTGCAACTGGTGAGACAGGAGCAACTGGTGAAACGGGTGCAACTGGTGAGACAGGAGCAACTGGTGAAACGGGTGCCACTGGTGAAACCGGTGCCACTGGTGAAACCGGTGCCACTGGTGAGACAGGAGCAACTGGTGAGACAGGAGCAACTGGTGAGACAGGAGCAACTGGTGAAACGGGTGCCACTGGTGAAACGGGTGCCACTGGTGAAACCGGTGCCACTGGTGAAACCGGTGCCACTGGTGAAACGGGTGCCACTGGTGAAACGGGTGCCACTGGTGAAACCGGTGCCACGGGTGAAACGGGTGCAACTGGTGAAACAGGTGCCACTGGTGAAACGGGTGCTACGGGTGAAACAGGTGCAACTGGTGAAACCGGTGCAACGGGTGAGACAGGAGCCACTGGTGAAACAGGAGCCACTGGTGAAACAGGAGCTACGGGTGAAACAGGATCTACGGGTGAAACAGGAGCCACTGGTGAAACAGGAGCCACTGGTGAAACGGGTGCAACTGGTGCCGCTGGTGCAACTGGTGCTAAGGGTGAAACAGGAGCCACTGGTGAAACCGGTGCAACTGGTGAGACAGGAGCAAATGGTGAGACAGGAGCCACTGGTGAAACAGGATCTACGGGTGAAACTGGTGCTACGGGTGAAACAGGAGCCACTGGTGCAACTGGTGCCGCTGGTGCAACTGGTGCTAAGGGTGAAACAGGAGCCACTGGTGAAACAGGAGCCACTGGTGAAACAGGAGCCACTGGTGAAACAGGAACTACGGGTGCAACTGGTGCTAAGGGTGAAACGGGTGCTACTGGTGAAACGGGTGCTACTGGTGAAACGGGTGCAACTGGTGAAACCGGTGCAACTGGTGAGACAGGAGAAACTGGTG